TTTTACAACCCCTTCACCTAGAATTGAACAATTAGATTGTTGGTATACGACTTTTTTACCTACGCAACTTTTAATATTAATCATATTAATACTATAACATAATTTCTTCATAAGTCAATAAAAAACCCTATCAATTATTGATAGGGTTTTTTAACATTTAAATATAAAATAAATTAATCGTGTCTAAAGTTTTGACCTTTTGCGGAAAACCCTTGACCCTTTGTTCTTTTTATAAAAGATTTTCTAATTTGAACAGAAATATTTTCAGCTAATTCTTCAGCTTGGTCAGCATCCATAACGCCCAATTTAACAACATCAGAAGCTAAACCAGATAACGCTTTATCAAGTTTAATAACATGTGAATTTAAAATAGAATGAGCCTGTTTGTCATCATATCTACCACGAACATCTTTAGGTTTTCTTTTTTTCATAGTAGGTTCTTCTCCACCCATGAGACCATGTTTAACTTTAGCACCTACACCATGCTTCATGTCGTGATCAAAATTACCCTTAAGTGTTTTAGCACCAGCTTTAAGTGCAGAACCCTTGGCTTTAATTCTATCAAATAGACCCTCTTCCTGAACTTCTTTAGCTTCTTCAGCTTCTTCAGCTTCTTCAGCTTCTTCAGCTTCTTCAGTAGCTAATTCCTCTTCCTCGTCATCTTCAATCTTTTTTTCTTCGTCTTTATTATACCCACAAGATTCGGTATAAATTTGAAATAAGTCTTGGAAATCGTTATTGTCTGGTTGTTTATTCATAATAAATTAAAATAGTTTTAATTATTTATAATTTTTATTCAAAATAAATAAAAAACCCCTTTACTGAGGCGAAAGGGGTGAAAAACCAAGAGTCCTCGGCACCGTCACTACGCAAGGTAGGATAGGATGTTCCCGAGAGGTCTATTATTAGATGTTATCCCTGTAGAAATCGAGTCTCAGAGTTAATCGCAAACGTTTTAGGTCGCTTCTCTTCTGGAATATTCTTCTCAAGTAGGATTGATAGAATACCATTAATAAGACTTACCTCTGTAACTTCAATGAATTCACCTAGAGTGAACTTCTTTTCGAACTTACGAGTAGCGATACCTTTATGAGCATATTGGACACATTCTTCTTCTTCGACATCAACCGAAGAGATAGTTAGAGTGTTTTGATCTTGCTCAACTGTTAGATCATCTTCATTAAAGCCAGCTACAGCGACTTCAATAGCGAATGATTCATCACTATATTTGATCAAATTATGCGGTGGATAATTTGATGACTGAGTATTATATTTTTCGATTTGATCAAGGATCGAATCGAAACCAACGGACCAATGTCCAGCGTATGGGTTTGTTTTCATTATATGTTCCTCCTATAAGGCAGGGTTATTGTTATTTTTTGAGACCCCGAAGGCATCTCGTTTAAGATAGCAACTCACTATCTTAAAATTTTTATTTAAATTATTTATAATTTTTATTTAAATTATTTATAATTTTTAATCAAAATAAAAGTGTAAAGTATCTTCAATATGATTTTGACCAACTATAAAGCAATTTTGTCTAGCTTTTGTCATAAAACCTAAAGATTCAGCAAATTCATCAGCTGTAACTGAACTAGGTACTCTTATATATTCAAAATCATTCATTTCTTCATGAACATAACTATGTAGATGACCAGTAATGAAGTATTTTGATTTAATACCAACGAGCTCTTCGACTCTATTGAGTAATAAAGATTGAATAAAACTTTCAAGCTTAGGTTTATTGTTAGGTAAACCCACATGATTAACATCATCTTTACCGTGAGTATAAATAAAGTAACAGTTATTTACTTTAAAACTATCCAACCAATAATCTGATATATTCCATACAATGTATTCATTATCTTCAAAATATTTAGATGCTGAATAATATACTGCTCCGATCATAAATGAATCATGATTTCCATTTACACAACTAATATTTACATATTCAAAAATTTGTTTGAGTGATGAAACAAATGTTGTAATAACATCTAGACCAACTTTAAACATATCACCATTGATGATATCATTATGCAATTGGGTACCTCTACGTGTCATACCATCAACACAAGAGTTAAGTATATCACCCATAATAACTAATTTACATTTAGCTGGCACTGATGACCAATCATCTAATTTAGTTTTAATTTGGTTAACGTAATTTAGAATATTATCAACAGCTTTTTGTGAATTAAAGGTTTTACCCGACCAACAATTTTCAGTTAATTCACCGATATGAGTATCGGTTAATACGCACACAAATACCTTATCATTAGTATTTTTAGGTGGTGTGTTGGGTATATTTTTTAATTCAGGTGGTGACCAAGTATCAATAGCATCAACAAATGGGTTATATTTGCCAATAATAAACTCATTCCATTTACGAGCATCATCTTTAGTAGCCTTCCACCCTTCTTTTTGTAATTTTTGATTTAACGCAAATCTTTTACCAGTAATACATTTTTCTTTAAGAGTATCAACATCCTCATTATCAATTTGCTCAGGTGTAAAAGGAAGAGAATCGTGAGTAATACCAAGGATTCTTAATATTTGTAATAGATATTTACGAGGAATCTCATATTTAGTTGAAACTTCATTAATAGATTCAGGTTGATCATCATAATTACTATAATTTGAAATAATACCACGAATACGATCACCCTTTACAACGATATTCTTACCAAATCTCTTTTCTAATAAGAATAAATAAGTATCATCATCTTTATTATAGATATATTTGTCACTAAACTCTAAATCAGATTGGGATGAGCCTAGATTATCAACATTAGTTTCATCACAATTAGAATAAACGATATCGTTGTCATTTTTTTCATCAAATTCCGCAACACCAACTGTGCAACATTCTTCATGAATACGTTTAGCCCATTCTTTAGATTGGGTTTTACCTAGACCCAACTTTTCGCTAATATATCTAGCGGCATCCGCTTTAATACCACCATTTTGAAATATCTGAACGATATTTTCTTTTATTGATTTGATATCTTTAGTCATATCCTATAAATTATATCATAATGTATGGTATAATTCAAGAAAAAAATAACAATCTTTGTTATTTTTTATATGTTAGGATTTAAACGATCCAGTTGTGTTAATTGACTATATACGTCACCAAATCGTTTAGAGTCCCATAAGCGCTGCATATCTCGTTTTTTAGACATATCATCTTCATAGGTAACAAATAATTTCATAGCTAATTCAAGAACAATCAACTCCCTACCATCCCACGGTTTCGCAGAACGTGGATCAGTAACTTCCTCTTCACCACTATCACCATCAACATCAGGTTGTTCCTGATCAACTGGAGCATCTTCAGGTTCCTCGAAATCGCCAACTGGTGGTAATTCAGATTTTTCATTACCTTTGACAAAACTATCTTCTGTCAAAAATACACGATTACTTTCAAGTAATTCTAAGAATTTAGAGTTGTGAGTCATTTGATTTAGCTTTTTGCTGTTGTTTTCTAGCTTTTTGTTCTTTATCTTTGAGACTCTTGAGTTTATTTTTATTAACCTCTATCTCCTTATCACGAACTTTATCAGTTACTCTTTCCAATTCTTTAATTTTTTGTTGATCTCTATGATCTTCACCTTCGAACTTATTTTCTAAATAAGTTTCACGAAGAGTTTTCAGTTTTTGTTCAAATAGGCTTTTAGTTTTCATTTTAATTATTTATATTTTTAATCTTACTTACACCGTTTTCTTTTTCAATAGTGATAACATCACCAGTTGCTCTACTCTGTAGTTCCTTTCTATGTGTAATTAGGTATATAGATTTACCTTCATCTTTACACTTATCTAAAAGAATATCAACAACATAATTAACACCGTTAGCATCTAAAGCTGAATCAACCAATTCATCAAAACATAACATATTAGTATCAAATTTACCCTGTAGACTCTGTAAATCCATGAAAGAAAACATTATTGCGATATCAATATTACGTCTTTCACCACTTGAGAAATTAAAATAAGAACATTCTTGTCGCTTATCATTAATAATAGTCTCCTCAAAAAATTCATCAAACGTTAAAACACAATTAGCGTTTAATTTATCAAGATAATAATTGATTCGTTGATTAAAAATAGTTAATAGTTGATTTACGATATAAGCTTTAACACCATTTTCACCACAAATAAATTTAATTTGATCTAGAATTTCAACATCTTTAGTTGATTCATCAATTTCAACATTTAATGATGCTAAATCTTTTTCAACTTTTCCAATAACTACACCAATCTCATTAACTTCATCTTTAATAGATTTAGCATCTATTAATAATTTTGATATATAGTTACCACAATCTTCGATTTTACTATTTATAACCTCATTTTTATTATTAATGGATTTAATATTATCAATTTGGTCAATAGTTTGGTCATATTTTTCAGTAATTTTATCAATTACTGTTTTTATTTTTTTAATTTTAACACCAACTTCGTCTTTTTTAATAGATAACTCATCAATATTAATTTGAATTTCATATTCATGTTTAGACACATGATCAACATCACTATCAGACATTTCTCTATTACATGTAGGACATATACCTGACTTAAATAATTTATCTAGTTGCTTTTTATAACCCCGTATTTCAACATCATATGTTGTTAATTCAGTTTTACATTCAGATAATTTATCATTAGCGATAATTAACTTATTTTTTATTGTTTTTAAACTAGATGATAAATCATTTATCATCGAAGAATCAACTTCTTGTAACTTATTTTCTAATTTAGACTTATTATCACGACTAGTTAAGATATCTTTTTTAATTTTATCTATCTTAACCCGCTTATTTTCTTCAAATTTTTCAGATTGTTCCTTATATATTGAAAGATTATTATCCTTTTCATTCTTTTTAGACTGCATTGATGTTAAAGATTTCATAACATCATTATAATCTTTACGAACATCTTTAAGAATATCTGAAAAGATATTCATATCGAATACACCTTCAATAAACTTACGCTTTTCAACCTTGGATTGTGACATAAATGGGATAGTTTGATTAACACCCATAATAACACAATTTTTAATCACATCCTCAGATACACCCAAAATTTTACTGATATCTTCTTGAGTATTTGCGATACTATCTCTTGTAACGTCTTTATCGTTACAATGTAGCTCTATAACAGACGGTTTAAGCTTACGAACTACCCTATAAGTGTCATCACCTTTAGAAAATTCTAATGCTACTTCTGTACCCTTTTTTGTCTTCTTATTGACGACATCATTTTTATTTAAACCTCTAATCGTTTTACCAAAAAGAGAAAAATAAATTGCTTCGACTATAGTCGATTTCCCAGCACCATTACTACGATCTTTATCTCTATTCTCACCAAGAATAATACTCAACCCATCTTTAATATTTAACTCGATGGGTTGAGTACCTACAGATAAGAAATTTTTTACTGTTACTTTTTTAAAATTAATCATTATTATATTATAATGACATTATACTGTATAAATCAAATAAATCAAGTATTTATCTGATAATATCAGAAACCCTACATTTGGGTTAGGTAATTCACTTGATAATATATTTTTTAAGATTATCAAATAATAAACCAGTCGAAATCTCACGTTTATTCCATTGACTATAAGCCATAGCATTAAACCATTTCTGTTTAATTTCTTGATCTGGTTTAAAATCTATATCCCAATCACCATCTATATCTGATACTAATTCATGAAACATTGAATTCTTTGACGCAACAACTGGTATACCGTTAATAATAAAATGAACTAACGATGTGGAACAATAAGAGAAAACACATCTAAATTTATTTTTAACGTTAAGAGTTTCAATACGATTGGTTGATCTATCAACAATCACACCCATTTGTGACAGTTCATTCATAAATAATTTATGTTTGGGTCTATTTGCTGCATATGGATGTGGTTTATAAAGAATTTTATTAGGATATTTTTCCTTTAGTTTAACAATAATATTTCTAGACCACTGTATAATACAATCCTCATCCATACCATGTGAAACATCACCAGGAACTTGTCCCATAAATGCAATTAAACCATCTTTTTTAGAAAAATCCCCAAAATCGATACCTAATTCATCAAATCTCGATGAATCATTTTGTTTATCTATATTCAACCATTTTTCATCGTATATACCACAACGAAAATACCCATCACTAGTTATAGGGGTTTCCGTTCTTTTAATCATACCTAAATCAAACACTAATATTGGCACATTGAGTTCGTCTCTAACATATTTTAATGTGTTACTCAACCCCCAACCAAATGCTATATCATATTTGATATTTGGTATTTTAGATATATCATCATAATGTATCTTATGAACTATATGACCATTTTTTTCAAAATAGTTTTTAAGAATATCTGATACATATACCCCTTGATGCCAGTATCTTGAATGTGTAAAAATCTCCACTATCTTACAGCAATGATATTTTCAGGATTTCGTAACACCACCTTAAAATCATATGCTTCTAGTAGTTTAGTCATATCCTTATAAAATGAATCGTGTTCAACACAGATCATTTTAAGATTCGTTAGTTTTTCAAACGGTATGTGTTGAATAACGTCCCAATTATTACTTTCAACGTCTAAACTAATGAAATCGAAATCATACCCATATTGTTCAAATAACATATCTGGGGTAATAGTTTCAACTTCAGATTCGATAAAATCATGATTATGCCATTTAATTAAATGTTTTTCTTCGATTGTTGATAAAGCATCACTAGTGTAGAAAAATTTAACTATACCAGCAGTTGATGAGATAGCTTTTTCACAAAGTTGGATACGATCCTCACCATGAATCTGACCCTTGATAACTTCAATACGAGGTGGGGATGGTTCTACCATTACTCCAGACCAACCTTTTTCAAATAATGCCCTAGTGTTTGAAAGATTAAATGCATCAAATGCACCAATATCAAGAAATTTTCCATCATTAATATCTGAAAATTTTTGCAGAATTATACGTTCTTCGTTATTTTGTGAGTACATGTTTTTTTTTATTATTTATTATTTTCGAACAGATACATATATATCGGATCTTCTATTAGAATTTCATTTTTTAAATATTTATATATTCTCTTACTGAAATCAGCATCTTCACCATACGTTATAGTTTCATCAAATCCACCGATTTTAAAAATATAATCACGTTTAATCGGATTTAAATGGTTTGGTGACCTTTCATAAAATTGATCATTTTCAACCCAATCTGTATACTTTATTGAATGGATGAAATCTTTTTTATACACATTATCAAGATAGAATTTACCAGTTATGCCAACAACATCTGGTCTAGTTAAAGTTGATTTAATAATTTTATCAATATAATCATCAGATATTAAATCATCATCATCAATAAAGCAGATGTATTCACCTAAAGATTTATTAAGTAGATGATTTCTTTTTTCAGGTATATTTAATTGACCATCATCAGCACATATTTTTAATTCAACATTTTTATTTATTATTTGTTTATTTAAAGTCTTTAATAATTTATTTAAAAGAGGTCTCCTAGAATTTAATGAACATATCAATATTGATAATAATGGTATATCTTTAATTCTTTCACAAAAAGGTAATTCAGATCTCCTATTATACGTTTTTTTATCAACATTCGATTTTGAATTAATAACTTTATCATGGTTATCAATATCTCTACCATTAGTAGTCCAATGTTTATGTTTAAATTTAGGTGATAATGGGTTATTATCAATATGTAATAAATTTAAATATTTTACATTATCGAATAATTCATTGTCTGAATATAGATGGTAATATGCTGGATGGTATATATAACCATTCAACACTTTGAGTGTGTAACCATCTATAATAGGGATACTTAAAATACTGTCTCTACCACCATCATTTAAACCATCAATTTTTACACTCAACGCTCCAACATTATTTTTATAAAAATCTCTCAAATATTTATCCCAATGTTTAGGTGGGTAAAAATCATCAGACATAACCACAACTATATCATCATCATTAATATGTCTAACAAGATCTTTTGTTAATTTAGTCAGAGGTTTAGTTATACCACCAGCCTTTAAACCATATACTTCACAATCATAATCCATACCTAAGCACATCTTATGTTCTTGTGTATCTACAATAACCTTTGATAAGATATCGAAACTATTGTAGCTAAGGTTTTCCCAATATTTTTGGGTTTTTTTATATTCATCTGGTCTAATAGTAGCGCTAATTAAATATATCATAATTCTAAAATACTCTTTACAACATTATTCGGGTTAATTTCATCTAAACAAATAGGTGGATTTTTATTTTCAACACAATTTATATTACCTCTATTATTAATATCATATATTCTAGCTGGTTTACCACATAACCAACCTTCAAATACAGTTCTACCTAACATAACACTAGCAACTTCAGATGCGTTTTTAACATAAGATTCAACGTCCCATGTTGGGGGGAATGTTTTAACCCATGGTTCCATAAAATTTGGATAATCTCGACCAACTAACCATAATTCTTTACCCTCACTTTTACTATATTTAATTAAATCTGAGATAGCATTAATTCTAAGATAATCATATGAACCAACAAATAATATATACCCACCATCCTCAACACCAATTTTATTAAATCGATCAACATCAATAGGGTTATATACTACTTTTATTTTTTTAGACTCGATACCCCATTCTTTAATTAAATAATCTTTAATATTAGGTCTAACAGCTATATAACTCTTGATATTGGGATGCTCAATAGGGTGCTCATATTCTGGTAATACCTCAGAATGAATAATATTTATAGCTGGTGCATCATATAAATCTAAAATAACTTTTGATATAGCTGGATGATTCAATAACATTAAATCATACTTAGTATCAGTTGAGGTTTTATAAAATTTATCTTTTTTAGTTAATTCAGTTTTACCGTTTTTGATAATTTTACTCACCCCATCACCTAGAGAGTAGTTAGGTGGAGACTTGATATCGTAACATTTTACACCATACCCCTCAACTTTATCAACCAAGTCTCCACCAATGTTTGATATAATATCAACATCATGTTCTTTTATAAGCTCTTTCGCAAGTTCATAAACATATAATTCAGAACCAGTATACGATTTAAACGAAAGACATGATATTAATATCTTCATCTATAGATTGAACTCTCCGCAATTAAGTGAAGTAATATTATTTTTATTAAGTTTCACATTTTCACCAGTATTTACATCAACGATAGTCATATAATGATCACTTTCAGAGACTAATTTAGCACAATGACGTTTATTTTTATTTTTAATTTTTCGTTCAAGAGTAAAGAATTTACCCTGAACATATCTTTTAAGATTATTTAAATTTTTCTTCATAGTATTGCTTAAATTTTAATTTTATTTCAGATTTATACTTAACATCTGACATAAAATCAATAAAATCGTCAATTGATTTTTCTATATTAAGTTCTGATATATTAACAGATATATCACCTTTGTCAAGTGTATTTTTAATAGTTAAATCATCCACAATTAAGTTTTTAATATTATATGATTTAATTTTAATAATCAATTTCTCTAACAGATTTTCAGTAATATCTTTATCTATTATTAATTTTACATAATTATTTTTAACCAAACTGATATCAATGTCCTTTATTTTTGATAACTTAAGCTGAATAAATTTAGGGTAACTATCATCATTTTTAATAAACTCACATTCACCTGTGTTAAAATCTAAAATATGAAATCCATTATCGTTACCAACGTCGTTAAAATCATGTTGAATAGGGCTACCAACGTAAGTAATTGAACCAGTCTTATAATCTTTCTTTTGGAATTTATGGAAATGCCCAGTATATACATCAGCTTGAGATTTTAAAATACGACTAGAATCTACACCACCATTACAAATTGTGTAATTATTCATTTTAAAATTGTTGATTTCAAAATGACCGAATACGTAATCACATTTAGATATTGTCTCACACCCCCACGGTACTACTGTGATAGTTTTAGAATTATCGGGAGTATTTAATGAAGTTATTTTATCATATATTGATACGTTTTCCCAACCTTTAAACATCTGTAACGAATGTACATCAGAATTATCTTTAAAATAACAATCATGGTTACCCGTAAGAATATGGACATGTATATCTTTAGGAAACATTGACATAATCTGAGATGATATATCCAAAGCTTTTACACTTATCTCATCTCGATAATGATGCCAGTCACCTAACACAAATACATGTTTTATCTTAAGATGATTTAATTGTACAATTAAATCACTAAACCACTTAATTGTACAATTAAAAAAATCATCAGAGTTTTTATTAACTCCAATATGTACATCACCAATTAAAGCTACTTTACTACCAATCATTTTCTGTTTTATGTTCACCAGCTTCTTGTCGAGCAATACAGTATTCTATTTCATAATCAGTAAAAATTTTATCTCGATGTTGGCTTAATTTTTCAACCTCTTTCTTTTCTTTTTTCAATCTACCATTAAACGCATTCCAAGCGGTTCGTGTAAAGTAACCAAATACGTTATTTTGTTGAACTAATGATTTAATTTTATTATCATTTTCATCATAAACTATATTCATATCATCATCTAATTCATAAATAACTTCACCTTCACTATTCAATTGTATTTGACCTAATTCTTCATCAGGAATCACTTTACAACTACCATCAATTACTGATTTACATATTCTCCAAACCGCATCTGAATACATCTCAGCGCCCCAAGGGTTACCTTCATTGAAGTAATTAATATAATTAGGCATATGTGAAATACCATCAACTATTTTTTTAATATAAATACCAAACTGATCCGTAAATACACCAGTTTCAATATATGTTTTTAATTCTGCAACCAATTCGTCATTAGAAACATAATATTTTCCAGGTTTTCTACCTCTTTTTTCTTTTTTATTTTTCATATACGTCAAATTGTTTATACTCTATTTTTTGGTTATCATAAATCTTTTTTCTAGCTTCAGCTTGTTTTTTACTGAATATCAAATTATCACACAGGTCAAACAAATTAAATACATCTTTCTTTTCATGTAATCGCAAACCTCGACCGATTGATTGAATAGTCTTATTCCACGACTTACCTATAAGGTAAAATACAGCGTAAGGTAAATTATTAATCGAAATACCTGTTGAGAATATTTTTGACATGGCTATACAGATTATATCGTTTGATGATTCCATCTCTAAAATTATTTTAGATCGCTCTTCAACTGGCATAGATCCTCTAATAAAATATACTCGCTTATCAACAATATCACTAAAAAGATTTTCTAAATTTTCACCTTGATCAATCCTATCAACAAGAACTAGAACATTACCATCTATTTTAGATACAATATTTTTTAATTTCTGATTCCTAAAGTCACAATATGTTATAAAGTCAACTTCATTATTGTAATTTTGAACATCTTCAACATCTTTCTCATAAATTTCATCAAATGGTGTATTATGATTGAAATAAACCATTTTAATCTGAACTTTAGTTAAATAATTTTCATCTCTCAATGATTTTGAAGTTTTTTCATAAAAAGGTTTACCAAAAAAGCCATAAACCTTACCACTCTCATAAGTATTATCAGGTAATGATCCAGTGAATCCAAATACAGCTTTATATTTATATTGTTTTATTAAGACAGTAGCCTTTGGTTCTGGCTCATTACCGAATAAATGAACTTCATCATAGAATATGTAATCAATATTTTTAAAAAAATGTTTATATTCTGCTGATCTTTCTTTAGATGACTGCAAAAATCCAGTATTAACTATAACAACATTAGTATTTTCGTTTAATTCATTTTTACCAGACCATTTAGAGCACGAAAAGCTACATTGATATGTATCAAAATCATCAGACATCTGCTCAATGAGACTCAAATTAGGTACAACCAACATTGCTTTAAATGATTCACCATCATTTTTATATAAAGTCTCTAATAAAGTAGCTATAATAAGACTCTTACCACCACCTGTACCAACTAAACACAATCCACCACCGTTACTCAGCCCATTTTTAACAGAATCTAATTGATAATCACGCAACTTATATTTTTTATTAGGAACTTCAACTATTTCACAGTCAATTTCCTTAGATAAAATACTTTTAACCCTATCTGTCATGTCGAGTTTAGCATCCCAACCCTCAGATTTGATAAATTTCATTATATTCCACAATAAACCAATATCACAATAACCATTCATAGTTATACTATATAACCTTTTAGGTAATCTAGAATATTTAGTAAATCTAGCTGCTGGGTTATCATATGAGAAGTGGTTTCTCAATGTCATGAAGTATGGGCTATCGATATCGATGACACATCTACGATCTTTTAGAAATGTAACTTTAATTTTATCCATTACATCTCATCCATTTTGATAGTGTCAACCAAATTTTTGATATCAAAACCAATACTTTGAATATTTTTTAGAGAATCATCAAAATATTCACACAATAATGTTAATACAGATATTTTATGATCTAATTCTCTGAATTTAGTGCTTTTCCTGAGTATATATTCAGCACCTTTCAATGATACTGGGTTACCATCATCTTCCCTCTTATTTTTAATAATTTCAACACCTTCATCTAATAATTCTTCCCTATGTCTTTTTAACTTAAGTAATTTAGCATAGTTAACAGCTTTATATGATGCCCATTTACCTTTAATACCAGGGACTTTTAATTCAACTTCCCTTAGTCTAAAGTCATCTAGAACAGTATCTTCGTGGTACTCTTTAGAGTATTGTTCTAAAATATCTAAAATATCTTCTGGCATTGATTCATTCATGAATATAAATAATTAAAATGGGTATCTTTAAAAAAGTGTTTAATGAAACTATATTGTTCTCAAAAAAAGGAGAACGTAGTTATAGATTGATTCTAACTTTAGAATCAATAAACAATAATATTATTATACATTATCTTGAAGGAAAAATCAAGAAAAAAATTAATATAAGTGAAAATAATATATCACATTATAAGTTTTTACAAAAAACAAATAATTTATTTTATAAGAAGTATACCGAAGTTAACCCGAATGATCTAATAAATGAAATGGATACAAGTAGCGCTGGTATAGGTGGTACAGCTACCGATCCTGGAGTATATGAAATACCACATGCTGATGGTGACCATAGGAATGTAACGGATCATCAATTCCCCATGACTAGACGATCTAAAATAACAGATACATTCTTAAACAAAAAGAAGAAGAAGAAGAAGAAGAAGTCTAATGGGAAAAAACAAAAAAAGTAATATAATATATGATGATATAGAATTTGATTCTAAAGAAGAATTAGAATTTTATCATTGGTGTATTGAGGCTAAGAAATATAAAATCATTTCTGATTTTAAATATAATTGCGAATCATACCAATTATCACCAAAACAAACTATAGATGAAGAAAGACAATTAAAAACTAAAACAAAGATTGTCAGTAAACATCTATTCCACGAACACATATATACACCAGATTTTCACCTATTTAAAGGTGAACGATGGGGTGTAATCGATAAAGAATCTAAATTAATTTCATCACACGATAATAAAACAGAAATAGTTATCGACGTTAAAGGTACATTCCAAATGCATGATGGTTCTAGAAGTTTCTCAATCAATCAAAAATGGATGTATGAAAAATATGGTATTTATGTCAACAAATTAATACCAGAAAAGTTTTTCAAATTGACTTGGGTACCAGAAAGTTGTAAAATGACAGCTAAAACCAAGCAAATTCGTAAGAAGTATGAAAAAACACAAACAATTTTGGAAAAATTTGGAGGTATTGAATCATCAAATAATTGATTTCAATATTATAAAAAATATAACAGAGATTGATATCTTAGATAATATCTATGAACAAGGCTTAAATATTGAAAAGTTTAAACTAAACTCAAAACAATATAAACGATTATTATTCAATTATTATATTAAAAATATAATATCATATGTAAACAAATCCAATAAAAAGACTTTTTTCATCGTTTCTAAACCATGTGAATCAGAATTTTTTGATTATTTTGATTTGGATGTCATAACTAAGTCATATAAAACCAATATCTCAAAATTATTAAATCTTTTACCTATAAAAGCCTATATAGATTTTGAATATTCTTATAGAGATATATTAGAATCAAAAGAATCTGAATTAATTGAGTGGTTATCTAGTCAGATTTTAACGCAATCTGATAAGACATCAGAAAAATCATATCAACCAATTAAGAAAATATCCAAATATTACGATTTACAGTATATTGATACTAAGATTTTTAAAGAACTTCAGTATAAATCAGTTTTTTAATATCTAAACATAGTAGTTTTACTATGACAAGTCGCAAATATGTTATGGATATCATCTTCCTTGTCATAGAATTTACGGAAATCAATTCCAGTTAAAGTATAACTACCAGTACAATCATATATTCTCTTCTCTACACTTGAAATAAGTGATTTCATATCAGAGAATGACATTTTACTGTATCGTTTTAATTTAACAACTAAACCATATGCTGAGAAAAGATAATTCTGTAAAGCATATTTCTTTCTAGTATCAATAACATTGATAGCTTTAGATGTCATATAGATTGTTTTTTCATACCAACTCTTAATATAGGCGACATCTCTCCAAAAATATTTACCAGTTTTATTTTTACCAAACTTATAGGGTCTTTTATACTTAGACACCTTTCGAGAAACCTTAGTTAGAGAAGATTTACTATATTTAAAACACTGTAATTGTTCAATATTACCAATAATCTTCTTTTTAGTTTTATGTTCATGAACTTTATGCTCATATACAACACCCATTCGATCCATCTGGTCTTTTGATTTATTCCATCGATAACCTTTAGCACGTTTACCAACTGAATATGTTTCTTTTTTATCATATGATCTTATATACAAGAAACCAGATCGTTTTAACATATCGATACACACCCTATAGTATTTATCAGATCCAATTTTTCTTAAGGTTGTTGATTGAATGTATGTAAAACCCTTATCATTATTAGTTGGAATCATATTTGATAACATATTAACAATTAGAATAAAATTAACTCTTAATGTATCAACTTTTAGTTTCCTAGATAATCTATTTGATGAATTTACTTCCTTAACTTCCTTATTGAAGTCAAACTGATCCATAATCTCTTTTGGGCAATAGATTGATAACCCATTTTGGAAATCTTTTGGTTTTTCAAGTAATCCGTTTGAACTCATATCTTCAATAGTTTACACCACACATCACATTAAGTCAAGATTTTTCTTGGAAAAAGGATCATATTAGTCTAGTATATAATATGTAGATTCATCAATCCCGAAGGGATGGGACAATTTTACAACAAAAAGAGCATAATTAGAAAAAAATAAATTAAATTATTTAATCTTTGTTGTTCCTTGTTTTTATTAATTTAATTTAAACAATATTTTCTAAATAGCTCGTTTTTGATTTGTTAAAGAATCCAAATATAGGGATAATAGAATATAATAATTAATATATATTTAGTTAAAGATGTTTGCGTAGTCAGCTTTATGGTTTGGTAGTATTCTATAAAAACCTTGATTTATTATGTTATGTGTGTTAATATATTGGTTATGATTGATAATAATATACGAGGCGGTGTTAATGGATTACATGGTATTATGGGGTTAAACCACCCTAAACCAATTTTAAATAAACCTAAAACTGTTGATAACCAACCGCCAGATGATCCGAGGGTTGTTAATTATTGTGCTGATAGAACTGGTTGTGCTCATTATCGTATAATTTGGCCAAACTATGTTTTAAATTCCGCTAAAAATTACGTTACATCTAACNTAATGAAACCCGTTTTAGATGAGAGGTGGTTTGACGGGGTTGATGTTATTCGATTACAGCGCCAAGTTTCATCTACTCAGCGTAAATATTATGAGGGTCTTCGAGGTATTTGTGATAAATATAATATCAGATTAGTTTATGAGCTTGATGATATTCCATTATATGAGGATATTCCACTTTATAATAAGAATCGCAAAAACTATGCTCGTGGTGAATATCGTGATAATATTATTAGTATGATGGATATGAGTGATGAGGTAACTGTATCAACTAATTTTATGAAGGAATATTTTAAGACTAAAATCTCAAATAAAAATATCACACACATCCCAAACTATATTCCTAGATTTTGGATGGATCGATATTATAATGAAGATAGTCTGAAAGTTAATTTTAATAAACATAAGAAAAAACCTAGAATTTTATACGCTGGCAGTGCTTCACATTATGCGTCTGGATCGAAGGTTGAGGATGATTTCACTAAGTTGGTTGATTATGTTAAAAAAACACTCAAAGATTATCAATGGGTATTTTTTGGCGGTATGCCAACTGATTTAATTCCGTTATGGAGATCAGGTAAGATAGAGTTTCATAATTATGTACCAGTTGCTAATTATTCTGATAAATTTAGGGATATTAAAGCTAATATAACAATAGCTCCACTGGTTAAAAATAATTTTAATAGAGCTAAAAGTCATATTAAGTTGACTGAGGCGGCTGCTTATGGTATTCCTTGTATATGTCAAAGTGGTATTGAACCATATTCTGAATCAATTTATAATTTTGATTCAGCTAGTGAATTAGATGATCAGATAAAACTCTTGACAAAAGATTCGGCTGCATATATGAAAGCATGTCGTAAAACTAGAAATATAGTGGAACAACATTGGCTTGAAGATAATATTGATGTATTAGATGAGTTCCATCGTTATTCCTTTGGTGATAGTAGGCGAAAATTATTAAATAATATAAACTTATAAGTATGTATCGAAACATTAGCTACGATTATAATAAATCTAATATCAAATTATTCACTTGGGATAAGAGTGGTGCTCGCTTAACACGTGAATTCCACTACAAACCGTATTTCTATACGGAAACTTCTAATGATACTGGTTATAAATCTATCTTTGGTGGTAATTTGAAGAAATTTGAGTTCAGTAATGATTTTGATCGTAGAAAGTCTATAAAAACATCTGGTAACGATAGGATTTATGGTAATTTACCACCTATGCAGCAGTTTTTACTAGATGCTTTCGGTAAACATAATAAAAAAGACGGTTTTTCGCAATTTCCGCTATCTATATTCTATATTGATATTGAAGTTTACTCACCTGATGAGTTCCCAGATCCTTGGGAGGCTAAACATCCAGTAAATGTTCTAACTATATATAATTCTCTAAAGAAGGAGTTTAGGGTTATGTGTTTACGTGACCCATTTAACCCTAAATCTCTTTCTGATGAAAATCAGGCTAGATATAAGAAAATTACTGATAATTCGACTGTTAAAATGTCTTATTATTCTAGTGAGAAGGAATTATTGAATTCTTTCATTAATTATTGGATTAAAGATTACCCAGATGCTATGACTGGGTGGAATCTCCCTTTCGATATCCCATACTTGATCAATCGTATTAAGAAAAAGTTATCTAATAATGATGCACAGCGTCTATCACCCGTCCGTAAAATCCGAGAGATTACGAGAAAGCAAAAGATGGGTGCTCAATATTCTCAAGATGTTCAAGATTACAATATTGAGGGTGTAACAACATGGGATTATCATGACGTATATATGAAATTTAATCTAAAACCAATCCCTAATAGGAAATTAGATACTGTTTTACAGATTGAGATTGGTAAAGGTAAGGTTGAATATGAATCATCTAATCTAGCTAAATTATCTGAGGATGATTGGGATTTATTCGTATTCTATAATATCGAGGATGTTAATGGTATTAAATTATTGGAGGAAAAGCTCAAATTTCTAGAGACATGTAGGATTCTATCATATATGGGGTTAGTTCCTTTTGAAAAAGCTTTGGATACTCTACCTATTATTAATGGTTACTCATCTGTTAATGCTATGGAAGACGGACAAATTATCCCAACCTTTCAGAATAATGAAAATTGGCGAAAATTTGATGGAGCTTTTGTTAAAGAACCCACTCCTGATTTATATGAGAGTATTGTGTCATATGACTTGAATTCTCTATACCCTATGACTATTATCACTTTGAATATGTCACCAGAAACTAAATTTGGTAAGGTTAAATACGTTGGTCAACATGCTATTGTTGAAGATAACACTGGTAAAGAAACTAAAATGACTATAGATAACTTTAAAACATTAGTTAAAAAGGTTAATCTAGCTGTAAGTAAGTCTAATGTATTATTCACCCAAAATAAAAAGGGTATTTTCCCTAAATTAGTTGAAGAGGTCTATTCTAATCGTGTTAATGTTAAGAAAAAAATAGGTGAATTAAAAAAAGAAGGTAATCCTGAGAATGATTACGAGATTCAAAGACTATCTGTATATCAAAATTCATTGAAAGTTGTGATCAATAGCTTATATGGATACTGTGGAAATAAGTATGCTCCGATGTCTGATATTGATATCGCAGAGTCAGTAACCCTCACCTGTCAAAATGTTATTAAGGAGTCTGGTGATATTTTAGAGAATGTTGTTAATAAACTTTTAAATACTACTGATGTGACAAGTCTAACTTACCAAGATACGGATAGTTGTTACATTACTATTAAACGAGTTATTGATAAATATAAATTAAATTTCTACAATGAAGATAAAACTGGTGTTAACCCAAAGGTTATTAACCTATGTCAGAAGATTGAAGATAAATTAAATCAATCAATTAAGCAATGGGGTGAAGATGAACTCAATTCAAAAGATTGTAGGTTCCAATTTAAGATGGAGGTTATCGCTGATAAGGGTTTATTTATTGCTAAAAAGAATTATGTTGTTCACAAATACTATGATGAAGGTTTCGATGTAACCGAAGAGAAAAAACGTTGGAAATATACGGGTATTAAGTTAGTTTCAGCGTCTATGCCACAACGTATGAAACCACTCGTTGAAAAAATCCTCCATAAAATTGTATTAACTGGTGATAAAAATATATCCGATGAAGAATATGTTAAAGCTTATGAAGATTTTGAAAAATATCAGTATGACGACATCGCTTTGATTAAAGCAATTAATAAATTTGATGAGTATGTTGGTAGATGTGATGGTTGGAATACTGGTAAAGGTATGTTAGCACATTATCGTGGATCTTATTACTATAATAAATTATTAGATGATTTAGGTCTTGATAGTAAATATCAAATGATACGCCAAGGTGATAAGGTTAAATCACTGTATATACAATCATCAAATAAATATGGTTTAGATGTTATTTCATATGTAGATAATTACCCAGAAGAGTTCAAAGAATTATTTGTTGTCGATAATCAAATTATGTTTGAAAAATGTATTAAAGATATTGTTAAACAATTCTATGATGCCCTTAAATGGAATATTTTTTCACCAAATTATCAACCTATGGTTAATATTGATGATTTTTTTGCTTGAAAAAATATAAAAATGTGTTATACTATAGCTATATGAGTGAAAATGTAAATAAAAATGTAGTTGTATTCTCGGATGCAACAGGTCGTGTTCTTATTGGTGAGTCAGTTCAGTTCTCTGAAAAGACTTCTAAGATTAAGAACCCTATGATTATTCAAGCGCAAGATCGTGGTAACGGTCAAATGGCTATTGGGTGTATCCCGTATACTTATCTTGAGCTTTTCGATGTTGATTCTGAGGGTGTTTGGACATTCCCAACGGAATCGATTGTTTGGAGCGATGGTGCTCCGTCTAAAGAGACTATTGATCTATACTTCGCAGTTATTACTAAATATAATGAAACTCGATTAAAGATGTCACAATCCACGCAAGAGCAACCAGAGTCTGATGATTCGGGTATTGTTGGAGCTGATGGTGAGGTTGTTGAGTTCACTAATTAGTATAAACCTAGTTTATCACATAAGCACCCACTATGCATTATATAGTGGGTGCTTATTATCAGTTACAAAACATCTAAAAAGGAATATTGAAATATGGCAGGTAAATTATTTAAACAAGCTCAAAAATTAAACCCATACGCTACAACTATGGATGATGATGATACTCTTACTAAAATTGGTGGGTTTATCTCAACGCAATGTCATGCTATCAACGCTGTTTTTTCAGCGGATTTGTATGGTGGTATTCCGAAAGGTCGTGTAACTACATTGTTTGGTCCGTCACAATCTGGTAAATCGTTTATTTCAGCACTTGCTCAAAAGTCTGCCCAAGATGATGGTTTGGATGTTGTTATTTTTGACACTGAATTTGATAAAGATGGTAGAATGGAGAAAAGTTTAGGTGTTGATTTAAGTAGGGTGTTAACACTACCTATCGAATCTATTGAAGAGTTAATCATCCAATCAACTAAGATGTTAGATGAAATTATTGGGGATACTGAAGAGCATGGTAAATATCTATTTATATTAGACTCTCTTGGGTTCCTAGCGTCTCAAAAACAACTAGATGATGCAACTAAGAAAAACAAAGTTGCTATGGATATGGGGTTAAAAGCTAAACTCATCAAACAGTGGTTTAGTAATCTTAAAGGTAAAATCTCTAAATCTGGTTGCGCTTTCATTATTATTAACCATGAAATCGCTAATCCTAATCAGATGTACGATTCAATCTTTAAAGAGCAGGGTGGTGGTAAATCTACTGAATTTGTATCGACTGTTATGGCTCACATTTCTGCTAAAAAAGAAAAACATGACGCATCTAACGAAAAGGATGTACAAACTATGATGGCTAAGAAAGAATACTCTGGTCAACATATTAGAGTATTTACTCAAAAGAATCGATGCGCTATCCCACATAAAGAAGCTGAAGTTTACCTTAATTATGCTACAGGTATTGATAAATATAGTGGACTTGAACCTCTTCTTGATAAACTAGATACACTTTATTTGAAAGATGCTCAAGGTAATGTAGGTAAAGGTCGTACATTTTATCTAAAAGATGGTGACGAAGAAATTAAACTTGGTTCAATGAAAGAGTGGCGACATAGGGAAGACATTTGGGAAAAAATCTTACCTCAACTCAATGAGATTGTTAAACAAGAGTTGGCTTATAGGTCACATATGTAAATATATTGACTAAAAATAAGACACCACCACCATATAATATTGGTGGTGGTATTTCTATTTAATAAAATATGAATAAAAAAATAGATATAGTTGTATGCTCATCTGGATCATATGATGATAGTTTGTTTAAAAAGAGTTATAAACAACTTAATGATGGTGAATACAATTTAAATTTCGTAGAATTTAATAGTAAACCTATTTCTGAAGTATATAACTCTTTCTTGGACACTGATTCTGATTATATTATATTCTGTCATGATGATTTATCTATAGAAGACTCTCAATTATCTAAAAAAATTAATCAAGCTATTGGGGATGATTCTGAATATGATATATGCGGAGTTGCTGGTAACCGTAAATGTCGTATTCAGGATAAAAACTTGTGGCATGCTATGGGTGATAGAGACACTAGGAGTGGTGCTGTAGCGCATTATATTGGTGATAGTGATATTAAATGTTTTATGACTGATTTTGGTCCAACCCCTAGTCGGTGTATTTTACTTGATGGGTTATTTATAGCTGTTAATGTTAAAAATATTAACAAGGTTGGGTTAAAATTTGATGAAAATTGTCCGTCGAAGTGGAATTTTTATGATATTTTATTTTCATTAAATGCTAATAAACTTGGATTAAAAATGACTTCATATCCGATATGGGTAGTTCATCGTAGTCATGGTCTTGAAACATTTAAAGATGATGATTGGTCTAAGGGGAATGAATATTTAAAAAATAAATGGAGTAATAAAAAATGAATAAAGAGTATAAAAATAAAGAATTAACAGGTATTTCTTATGAAAAAGATTTTTTAGGTGATTCCTCAAAGTTATATGGTGAAGAATATCTAGTTAATTCTAATGGTGATGTTGAAATTGATCCATTAACTAATAAACCTATCGCTGCATCTTATATGGAGACTAATGGTGACAGGATTTTCAATGCGTTATTTGATGCGGCTAGTGAAAAAGCTGATGATCCAGAAGAGATCGCTCGTGAATATGAAAAAATGGTAACTGAGCAAGCTGAATATCGTGAAGAATTGCAAAATAGAGTTGATAATCAGCTTGAATTGGGTGGTCTTAAGCAAGAATCGTTAGATACTGTTGGGCAAAAACATGCATCTGATGTATTTAATAAACAAGAAAGACATTTTCAACAGATTATGGAGCAAGAGCGTGAAGAATATAAGGATAATTTTGAGAAATTGACCGAAAAAATCACTGTACAAGAGAAAATATTGAATGAAGTTACTGAACGATTCAATAACCATGATCCTAATGATAAAGAAGGTAAAATTGAGTTATATAACGAGATCCATAGGGTTATGAATGAACTTGTGACTATTTCTTACAACTACGGTAGATCTATTGATAACATTGACACAGATGATGCGATTGGTTCACTATCAGCTTATGATACCTTCCATAATGAAGGTGATGTAAATAAATATATTAAAGAATTATGATTAAATCTATTAAATTTGTAGAGGGGTTTGTATTAGACCTATATAAAGATGCACCTAAGCAGTTTAATTTTACTGATGGTATGAATATTCTATTCAGTGGTAACGGGGCTGGTAAAAGTGTTGCTTTAAAATTCCTAAAATCGTATTGCTCGATTCAAAAAGCTGGGTGGACTAATATAGTTGACCCAAAGGTGTTAGCACCTGATTCATTCCCTCATGCTTATCGCGCATTTACTCCAGATAAAGATAGAGTAGTTGTTGATTGGGATGGTTCACCTGTTTTTTATAATTCTGGTGATATTGCTGACTCAAATGCTTGGTTCTTTCAAAAAGGTGGTCAAAGTGAAGATGGTTTATCATCTGAAAAGGAAAGATTTGATACAATGGTTGAAAAACCATCTTCTGGTCAATATCGGCTTAAAAAGATCAATAAAATGTTAAATATTATTGGTAATCCTCCAGAAATTAAACCAAATCCGCTATATGGTGATGTTTCTGCTCAATTAGAATACCTAGACTCTCTACCTAAAGGGGATAAATTAACGATTCTTCTTGACGAGCCTGAAAGATCTCTTAGTTTACCTAAACAAGCTAAATTGTTAGATGTTTTAATGGGGTTTGCTGATAAACATCAAATAATTATGGCATGTCATTCACCTTTTGCCTTAAATTTACCTAGAGAAAAGGTTAATTTTATTGAAATTGAGCCTAACTATATATCTGAATGTGATAAATTGTTTAATTTTTAATTTAAATAATTTTTAAATTAAAGATCCGTATTTGTTACGTAAAATAACGAATACGGATCTTTATGTGTACAAAAACGTAATATTTCCTCGACAAACTACAACATATACTATATTATACTATAAAATATGAAAATAAATGAACAATTTTTAGAAAAAACTATTCTATTCAATGCTCTTAAAAATGAGTATTTTTTTGGCACTATTGTAGACCATTTGGATTTGAAATATTTTTCAGATAATGCGGTTGTGGCTGTACTTAGGAAGGTGCTGTCGTTTCATAAAGAATATAAAAAACACCCGAGTCTATCAGAAATTAAAATGGTATTGACTTCACCTGAAGATCAAACTCATTTTAAAAATATCGTCAAAGACTTGAAACAATATGAGCTAGTTAGTGATGTTGATATTTTAATTCAACAAACTGAACAATTTTTGAAAGAAAAATCCATCATTTCGACTATGTTTGAAGTTAGTGATGAGTTTAAAGATTTGGAACATAGTGAAATCGCTAAAAGATTCCAAGATGCGTGTAGTTTAACTATTGTTTCAGATATCGGTTTAGTTTATTTTGATGATATCGATAAACATATAGATTGGTTAAAACAACCGCATACTAAAATATCAACTGGTTTTGATTTTTATGATAAGAAACTTAAAGGTGGTTTTAATAAACATGGTAGAGCCATTTACATTTGGTTAGGTGGTACTAATTCTTGTAAATCGATGATGATCGGTAACCTCGCTGCTAATTCTATACGTCAAAATCTATGTGTTCCTATCATTTCTCTTGAAATGGATGAGCAATTGTATGCTCAGAGACTGTCTTGTAATTTTTCTGAAATTAAATTTGATGAATTGAAGAATGAAGAGGATAAGTTCAGATCAAAGATATCTGAATTAAAGAAACAGAACCCTGATGCGGATCTTATCGTGAAAGAGTTCCCCCCAGGAAGATTGACTGTCAATGATCTTGATTCATATCTTGCTCAATTGAAGAAAAAGGGTAAAAATTTTGATATAGTTTATTTAGATTATATCACTTTGATGAAAGCTGTAGGTGTTAATAATTTGTATGAGGCTGGTAAAAGATTAGCTGAGGATATTAGAGCATTATCATATAAATATGAGGTGTCTTTCGTATCAGTGTTACAAGCGAATCGTAGCGGTGTTTCTGGGCAAGAGCCTAAGTTGGATAATACTTCAGAATCTATGGGTATAGCTCATACAGCAGACTTTATGTCAAGTATCTGGAGAGAGGAAGAGGATTTTGAGACAAATACTCTAAGAACGGGTATTATTAAAAATCGTATTGGGGAAAATTTCGGTACCCAAATGCTTGAGTTAGATAATCACTTACGTATTCGTGAGATTGATGCTATCTTTGAGGAAGATTCATCCGATATGAATGATTCCATTAAAGAACAAATTAAAAGTTTTTCAATTTTAGATAATATATTTGAAGGTGATGAGTAATAAAAAAATATTTTTTGTTGTTAACCAAAAGTTAACCTACGTATCAACCCAATTATTATTAGAGTGGTCGGGTATTGTACCAACCAACATATTATATTGTTCATATTATAATGTTGAAAACAAATTAGATGAATTTTTAATGGAATACGTTGATTTCGGTGAATTGGTATTTTTAATAGGGTTTTCTAAAACTACTTCAGATGAGTTGGTTGGTATATATGATAAATATAATTTTAAAATATTAGAATCAGATGTTGATACTGATGATAATATATATTTTAATGTTTTAAAGAAGGTTGCACCTAGACTAGAAAATTTATCTAAAAAACGATTTTATTATATTAAGTGTATTAAAGGTTTATTGAATAATGAATACGATAATCGAGATGCGTATATCATGAGTATCATTTTTTATAAAATTAGTGCTGATCTTTTTTATAATCATTACTTTGATGGGTTTAATACCTCCAGTAAGTTTAATAAATTTGTTATTAAACATTTAAAGTTGTTTAATACGCAGGATCATACGGTATATGAATATGATGGGTATTACTTTGTTTTATCAACGATCAAATATTTTGGTGATTATATGTATAAATATGGTGAAAAGTATGATAATTTAAGTGTAATAGATTTAGCTAACGGTAGAGTTTATCTTAAGAATTTGAAAAAAAATGGAAAAGATATAAATAATTTGTGTAAATCCTATTGTTCAAATGTTAGGGGTTTTTCTGATTTTTGTTCAGGAGATATAACTGAGGATTTTCTAAAATTAACTAAAAAAATGAAAAGTATTGATGGGTAATATAAAATATATTGAAGATTCTCCGATTTGTCAGTTAGAACGTGATGAATTTTACGGCTTAGTTTTAAATTTTTGTACATACGTGTGTATGGTTAAAAATAAAAAGATGAATTTCCCTTCGATTTTTGTTGAAATTATTAAAAATCCAGATATGTTGGATTTATATTGTAAATTTTGTGGTTTTTCTGACCAACGTAAGGCTATGGTGGCGTTTATGGAAATTGATGATAGTATTATTAGAAGTAAATTTTTAAAAAAATATATAAATCAGAGAAATGGATAATTGCGAAGAGGTTATAAATGATTTTCATAAAAAAATATATAATGTATATTTGAGGGTATGTGCTGAGAGTAGAAATAGACCGTACCGTAATCGAAAAGACTTTAAAAAATTTGAACACACTAAAGATATCCTAAAAATAGGGGAGCTTTTTAAAAAATATCCACACATTGATATTGACAAATATTTCGAAGCTCCGTATAAAATCTGGGAAACTAAAGAAACATACACTATTGACTTTTATTCTAAACGTAAAGCATTGACTTGCTATATAAATTATAAGAAAAAGCTTATAGCACTACACCCAGATGATACCTACAATTTAAATAAATTGATATCGGGCTTTTATTTTATAAAAGACTTTTGCTTAAAAAATAAATTATCATTAGAAGACTATATCGACCATAAAGATGGTATATATTCTTTTTTAACACACTTGAAAGAAGATCGAGTTAGTATATATAATTTATTTAGTTTTAATAAATTTAAATCAAAATTTAGAGATGACGTTGACACTGAATTGAAACAAACATTATTTTCTGACCTGTATATGGACTATGATATGATGCATAGACGATTCATTACTTCAAAAAAATGTCATCTTTTATCAAAAAAATGCTTGAAAAAGCTAAAACAATCTGTTAATATAAAAATCTAGCAGTAAAGCGGTTCAAAAGTAACCATTAAATGCAATAATAAAATAATAATAACTAAATAGAAGGAAAAAATAATATGTCAAACGAAAAATTAAATGTACAAAATATGTTTCAGAAGATTTCAAACTCTTTTGAAAAAGCAAGTAAACGTGGTGGTGGCGGTGCCTACAAAGACATCATGCGATTTGAAAAGGGTAAGGACTATGTTGTTCGACTACTACCGTATCGTGATGATCTAGACTCTACAATCTACCATCTCCAATATCGAGGGTGGAAATCAAAATCTACAGCTAAATATGTAGAATTTGTTGATCCACCTAGTGATGAAGTTAATCCTATCCAAATCTATAGCTCTAAACTTACTGATAAGCTTCGTCCACTTCGTCTAGATAAAGATGATCCACGCATGAAGCGAGCTCGCGAATTGTGGGGTAGAGACGCATGGTTACTCAACTGTTATGTTGTGTCTGATCCAACTAACCCTGATAATGAAGGACAAGTTAAAATTCTTCGTCTAGGTAAGAAATTGTATGATATCGTACATGAGCACGTTGAGGGTGAGCGAAAAGATGAGTACGGGTACAAGTGTTTTGATCCATCAGCTAGTGGGTGTAGCTTCAAGATTCGTGTAGTAGATAACGGAGCTGGTTATGCTAATTATGATAAATCTTATTTTATGCAGCCATCTGAAATTGAGGGGTTGTCTGATAATGAATCTAAGATTGATGAAGTATTTAGCTCATGTTTTGAACTAAAAACATTATTCCCTGTTAAAAGTCAAGAAGAGCTCGAAGATGTTATTGAAGTTCACTTCGAAGGTTCTGAAGAGGATTCTGCTCCATCATCATTTGGTGATATTGATGATATCTTAGATGATAAAGATTATGGGTCCGAAGATGTCGTTAAGAATGACGTTAAGGATGATGGTGGTGATGATGAGGTTGAAGATAAACCAGTATCTAAGCCTAAATCTGCTCCTGTTAATCAAACCGAAGATGATGAAATGGATGCTCTTCTAGCTGACCTGTAATTATGGATGATATCGAGCGACAGTTTATTCAAGGTATTGCCAAGCACTCAAACATCATGTCTAAAAGCATGGCTGGTGAAAATGCTTCAAAATACACTGGCTTACAAAATAAGAGAACTGAGCAGATACTTCGTAATATAACTAATAATTCTGATACTAGTGCTATGGGTCCAACCCCCATAGCACCTAACGGTGATTATCAGAATGTTTCGTTAGAGCCTCTTGAAATAACACAAGATATGATCGAAGAGATTCGTGAATTCGGTGGTGATGTTTTATTACCTGAGAACGTTGGTAGAGGTGATGTTATGGGTAACCCCTCAGTTGTTCAAAAAGAGCATTTTAAATCAAATAGTGTTGATGATAACCAGTTGGAACTTGATTTTAGTAAGATTTCGACTGACCAAGTATACGAACAATATGATGTTGTTATCAATAAGATCAATAAGCTTGACAATGAATTAAAAAACATCAAAGCTTTAATTGAATCTAAATATAATGACTAAAAATAACTATATTAAATTAACTAAACCTTTTATTGATAATTTTTTATCACCATTGTCAAATGTTGTAGATAAAGCTCCTTTTTTAATAAAAGATTCTAAAATAACGACGTGTTGTAAGACACCTAGTGGTGAAGTATCTGTCAATTTCACAATGGATATTGATACCGACGTTGATGATATTACTATCAACGTCCCAGATATGGTTAAATTTAAAAATCTCTTAGACAGAAGTACTGTGTTAGATGATAGTGATAAATTATTGATTCATAAAAATAAGGTATCATATAAATCAACTAAGTGGCGGTTTAATTATCATTTACTTGATAGTAGTTTGATGAAAAACATGAATTTAAAACCTGATGTTATCGAAAACTTTGATTCTTCGCTTACATTTATTTTAAAACCAGATGTATTATCAGATATAGTTAAGTTAAAGACTTTTCATAAAAATAAAGTTGAAAAAGTATATATAAAGATTATTGACGGTTCAATTTATGCATGTTTAACTGATGAAACTATTATAAATACTGATGAACTTTCCGTATTGGTTACAGATAAATATGATCTACAGGATGAAGATAAATTATCTAATATGGTAATTAAATATGACTTGATTAAAATTTTATCTCAACATAGAGGTGTTCCATTTAAGATAAAATGTTCTGAACAAGCGTTTTTAATTCAAACTATTTGGAATGGTGTAACTATAACCTATATTACAGCTAAACTTAGAAAATGAATAAGAATAATATTAAAACTTTAGGGTATTTTGTAAAAAGACTCAAGGATTCTGGGTATGAAACTTGGAAAATTTTAGACACATATACTGAAGCTGACCCTAGAAAATATACGATATGTATTGACCCATTTTGTGCAGCTGTTTTTTGTACATGTTATGAAAATCTTGAAGAAGTTGGTGATGTCTGGTTTGAGTTCCATGATGGTGGTAGATTTGTTCCATTTAGGTTTCGTATTAAAACTGATTCATTCGAAGTTATAGTCAAATATTTAAATAATTGGGGTATCGTTAAAAAATATGAGCCAAAAGGTGATAAATAATTAAAATGAGTGAACAAAATAAAAATGATGGTAGTGAAAAAAGTATAGAAGATCTTCTTAAACAACTATCAAAATTTGATTACGTTGAAGATAAAGTAGCTTCAGATCCTATACATGTTTCAACTATAGCTACAACTATAGAGCAATATTTAACACCGTTCATAACTTTTGGGTACGACTTGAATGGAGATGCAGTAGTTATTTCTAATGTTAAAACCCAAAGAGATATGGATAGCATAATGACTGCTATCACTAGGTATCTAACTCACCCAGTAGATACTGATATTGATACTGACAATTTATAAAATAAATATATTTTATATTTGACATACATATACACATCGTGTAATGTATACGTATGTCAAATATATTAATTTTAGGTAAGGGTTATATATCATCAAAGATTCAAAAATATTGGAGTGATGATAATTATAATTTAATTTTTTGTTCTCAATCAGAGGATAAATATTTAACAAAATTAGGTGAACTGATCGAGACACATGAACCAAAATTTTTGATAAATTGTTATGGGTTTACAGGTAAACCTAATGTAGATTCCTGTGAAAAACATGTTGATGAGTGTTATACACGTAATGTAGTAGATGCTGGGTCTATTATGGAAATTTGTGAGTTATATGATACTAATTTTATAACTATTTCAACAGGGTGTGTATATAATGATGAACTAGGTAGGGTATTTACTGAGGACGATGTCCATAATTTTGGGATAGATAATCCGACCTCATCGGTTTATAGTGATTCCAAATCATGGTTTGAAAAACATTTTAGAGAATTTGTTGATAGATCTGATATTGAAAATAAAAATTACAATCTAAGGATTAGAATGCCTTTCGATGGTGAAATGGATGATAAAAATTATATTAACAAAATTATCAAATATGATAAATTAGTTAATTATCCTAACTCAATTACATATGTACCTGATTTAGTTAAATTTATTGAAATTATCATCTCAAGTGACGTTGATTCAGGTGTATATAATGTTGTTAACTCTGGTGGCATTACAGCTGAATCTGTTATTGATATTTATAATAGAATTATAGGTGATAAAATCGGTAAAAAGATTATAGATAGGTGGTATAGTACTGATGATTTATTATCAGAAGGTTTAATGAAATGTAGACGCAGTAATTGTATCTTATCTACGGATAAGATTGAAAAATATCACCCAAATTTACTTTCATCATACAATGCCGTTGAGGTAGCTTTACGTGAACACCTAACTAACTTAAATGTATAATATGAGGGGTGTAATATTAGCTGGTGGACTTGGTTCTAGAATGTCACCATTTACTAAAACTATCACAAACAAACATTTAGCACCTGTTTATACTAAAGATGGTGCTAAACCTATGATAGATTACCCTGTTGATACTTTAAAAAAAATGGGTATTACTGAAATACTTGTAATAACGTCGAAAGATCATTGTGGTGATATTGTTGAACATTTGGGTGATGGTTATGATAGGGGTTTAAATTTCACTTATAAGATACAGGAAATGTGTGATCCTAGTAGACCACTTGGGATCGCATCGGCTCTTAAGTTAGCTGAGGATTTTACAGGTGACCAAAAGTTTATAGTAATTCTTGGTGATAATTATTTCGAATCGTCAAGTATTTTAAAAGATTGTGTTTCATATTTTCAATTAAGTAATTCTCTTAAATGTGGTCTATTCTTAAAGAAGACTGATAATTGGTCAAGATTCGGTGTAGCTGAATTGTGTCAACCAGACGAACGAGAGTTTATACCTATCAAAAGAATAGTCGAAAAACCTAAAGAATATGTTTCTGATCTTGCTGTAACTGGTATGTACTTGTATACCTCAGATGTTTATCAATATTTAAATAGATTGACACCTTCACAGCGAGGTGAATTGGAAATATCAGATATCAACTCAATGTATGCTGAAAAACAGCAAATTTGGTATACAATTATACCTTCACATTGGTCTGATATGGGTACACCTGAATCGATGTTGGAGGTTCAAAAGTTTTTAAATGAATAATAAGTTTATATTAATGACAGGTGGTTTGGGGTTCATTGGCTCAAACTTTATTAATTATCTAATTGATAATTATGATGAATTTAAATTGATTAATCTCGATTTCGAGGGTATTGGTTCTAATTTAAATAACCTCAAACAACCTAAGAGTAGTAAACAAGATATACATCATATTAAGTGGGATATATCTTATGATATTATCAAGAGTGTAGGTTTAATTGATTTACCTTTTGATTTCTTGTTTCACTTCGCGGCTGAAAGTCATGTTGATAGGTCTATAGATACCCCAGAATCGTTTGTACGATCAAATGTGATGGGAACTATGCATATGCTTGAATTAGCTCGTAAAATAGGTGTTAAACGGTTTATTAACATATCTACGGATGAGGTTTTTGGGTCCGTTAAGCAAGCTGTTAATGAAAAATATCCATATAACCCATCATCAGTGTATTCAGCATCAAAAGCTAGTGCTGAGATGATGTGTAATGCGTATAGTGTAACATATGATATGGATATTGTTACAACACGATGTGGTAACAATTATGGACCAAATCAATATACCGAGAAACTCATTCCAAAAGTTATAACAAATGCCTTAAATGATAAAAGTATACCAATCTACGATGATGGTAAACAAATTCGAGAGTGGTGTTTTGTTGAAGATCACGTTAAAGATGTTATTTATGTCGCTAAAAATGGTAAATCTGGTGAAATATATAATGTTGGTAATGGTTATTCTATGACTAACCTTGAATTGGTTGAACATATTTTGAAAACTTTAAATAAATCTAAGGAGTTGATTCAGTTTCAACCGAACGCTCGTTTAGGTCATGATTTTAAATATTCATTAGACATTGGTAAGTTGCAAAAACTCAAAGAATCAAACTCAGATAAATTTTTGGTCGATATTGACCACGATTACTTCAATACTAAATTAAATCAAACTATAGATTATTACTGTGAAAAATTTAATAATTGATGGTGGGAATCTTCTCCATCGTTCCTATCATATAGCTAAAAAAAAGAATTATAACAACGAGTGGGATGAGGATCATTCACATGTTTTTGTATTTTTGAATAATATCAAGATATTTAAAGAGATGTTTGATTGTGAGAACGTCTTTTTAACTTGGGATATACGTGACAGTAGTTTTAAAAACTTCAGACATGATGCTGTGGGGTATAAGGAGCAGAGGAATCGAGAGGTTGATGATGATGTTCATAAATTTGATGAAATCTTGTGGGATATTTCAAAATCTTTAGGTGTTGTAAATATTCGAGCAAATAAATTAGAAGGTGATGACATAGTATATTTCTTATGTAACAAATATAGTGACGATGAAAATTATGTTGTATCTAATGATAATGACTTTCTTCAGTTATTTAATATGTTTGATGGTGTTAAGATATATAACCCTATTAAAAGAGACTTAATTACATCTGATACATCATTTAAATATAATGGTGGTGTATCTAATGATAAATATCTTTTATATAAAGCTATAATGGGTGATAAATCTGATAACATAAATGGTCTACATAAATATGGTCCAGTTAAGAGTAAACGATTTGTTGAAAAATTTGAAGATAATTTTAAAATGCTTGAGGAATCTGATCAAAAAATTATAAAACGTAATTTAAAAGTTATGAATTTACGATATGCTTCAAAAATATATGTCGATGAGACTAATTTCTTTGAATCTCAGGATATTCGATACACACCATCTATAAATAATTTTTTTGAAAAGTTACATATTATTGGTATGGAGCGTCATTTTGGGTATAAGATGGATTGGGTTGAAATTTTTTGTAAAAATAGTAACGACACATCGTATGGGTTGCAAAAAATGTTAAGTGGTATAAATAATTAAACATTATGTTAAATTTAAATAGAAATTGTAATTTCTGTGGGGCAGCTTCCCATGGTAAAGTCCAACCCCCTTATAATAATGGGCATGAAATTGTAACTGAAGTTAAATACCAATGTCCTCGTTGTATGAATATGTTCGCAAAAGAGGTTATTAAGAGAGAACCGAAGCCAAAAATTAGTAAATAAATATGGGAAAGGGATGTAAACCTAGAACGGGTCATAGTGTATCTAAATATACTAAAGCTTATGATAACATCAACTGGGGTAAACGTGGTGATGAAGTTAAAGTACCTGTAGATAAACAAAAGCTAAATAAAAAGCTTGAAAAATGACTATATTATGCTACCATGTAGCGTATGAATAGTTTACCAGAAGATTATGTTACTCAATATATATACCAATATGTTGGATATGTTAAAGAGCGTAAAAATGGTATTTTAAATGGTGGTTGCCCTATATGTAGAGAGGGTGAATCGTGGGGTAAGAAGGCTAGATTTTATTATAATCCAGAATTAGAGGGTAATAAAAGTACAGTATACTGCCACAATTGTGGGTACTCTAAGCGATCTGTGAATTTTATCATGGATGTGTCTGGTTTAAGTTATAAAGAGGTTGTATTTGAGTCTAAAGAGTATGATATCGTACCTAGAGATTTTAATTGTGATGAATTTGATAGATTATTCGAAATTAAGAGTGATACACCAACTTTACCTTCGAATTGTATAAATTTATTTGATAAGACTCAGCTAGAATATTATAAAGATGATAAAATCGTTAAATTAGCTGTTAAATACATTATTGATCGTAAAATAAATAATGCTCCAAATAAACCTAAAGCATTATATGTATCTCTTGATGATTATATACATAAAAATAGGTTAATCATACCTTATTACGAAAATAATAAGGTAATATGGTACCAAAGTCGTAAATTATTGGATGATGATTCACCAAAATACCTATCAAAAGTTAATTCCGATAGGTCTATGTATAATATCGATAATATCGATGATAATAATCAATATATATTCATATTTGAAGGTGCGATAGACTCGATGTTTGTAGAAAACGCTACATGCTTATCAGGTATCACTGAAAGTGGTGAATTCGTGCTTACAGATGAACAGGATAGGCAATTATCGATGTACCCTCTACATACTAGAGTGTGGGTTTTAGATTCACCTTATCTTGATGAAGCAGCTAGGAAAAAATCTAGTATGTTGTTTCGTAGGGGTGAAAAAGTTTTCAAATGGTCTAGAGAAATTGGGGAAAAATGTAAAGACTTTAATGATATTATCATTAAGTCTAATAAAACAAAAATTCCTCAAGAGTTTATCTTGAGGAATTTAATCAAAGAGGAATCTAATTCTATGAAATTAGACGTTAGTTGTTTGAAGGAAAAATTAAAACTCTCCCTCAAGGTGTGAACGGACATGTTTTTCATCGAACCATCCTTTGAAAAACATACAAAATTCATCATCACTTAAATCGAATTTTTCTTTGATTTCGTCACATTGTCTACGAAAAGTTTCACCAAATTGTTCATTCATGTGACCGTAAACCTTTTCTTCAAGAGCGTCATTTAAATAATCACCATCTTCATCAGGCGAACCACCAATAGGTAGATCTAAATCACCATCCAGTTGGTCAGCATGATCTTCAATATCATAGAATTCTTCATTCTCTTTAATTACAGAACTATTAGTTTTTGGTTTATACATTTCAGCATAAACATTACCGATACTTTTTCTATCTTCGTTTAAATATTGCATATTAATTTATCCTTTTAGGTTTGGGAATTGTTGTAGAAGCTCACGCTCTTTCTTATCATAGCCGATAACATGTGATTCAAGAACCTGAGACATACCAGCAGCTTCTTCAGCTATACGTGTTACACGTTTACCTTGGGAGCGAACAACACCTCTAAATGCTGAACCTTCACGGTCAACACGGTTTAGGAAGTTATTTAATGAATCGTCATCATCAACTGAATTAATTAAATCAGCGAAATCGTTTAAAATCTTGATCCATTTACGAGCCTCTTGGATATTTGCTCGTCCGATCTTACGGATATCGTTTGGATTAATGTCATAATCTTCAGGGTTAGTGTCATCATCTAATGTATCCGCAAAAGCATCTTGAGCTTCTTGTGGGTCATCTTCTAAAGATTCTAAACCTCTTGGATCTTCTTCAAGATCTTCGTTTAATAACTTAATAAATTGGTTCTTAAAAATATCTTCTTTCATAATTATATTGATAGTTTTAATTATTTATAAATATGCGGTAAATTTATAAATAATTTAAATGACTAAACTAAATATTATTGAAAATCTAATTCAAGAGGATATTGTGAATCATCAAACCTCTAGTGAGGGTGAAGGATATGGTTGGCATAATAGAACTAACCCTTCGCAAATGTCTTTAATTGATATTTTAAAGGTTGATAGATCTGACCAAGATGAGGCTAAAAAAGTTTTACCTCATGAGGTTCAAACTACTTTTGAAAAGGTTCTAGGTATTGTTGATAATGTTGATGAATTAAAATCTGATTTTATTAGAGCTTATAATAATCCAGTTATCGCTGATGATAGTGATAAAAGACAATCTATTAAAGATATTGTTGGTGATTTTAATAATATCAATAAACAATATATTAAAATTATTAAAAAATTAGAGGAGCTTAGTATTTAGTATGAAAACTGATTCAGAATTAATTTGGGAGAGTTATATCACAGAGGGTAAAAATCGTGATAGGGTTATTTTGCAAAAAATGGAGGATCATAAACCTATTAAACTTGCTGATATAAAACAGTATATGAAGGGTAAACCTCATTTAAAAATATCTGAGACTAAAAAAGGGTATAAATTCACAAACGCAGAAACTGACGAATTTTGTTTCTGTGACAGAACTCATAAAACGGACGCAGACCTTGATAGAGGTACTGTGAAAAACATATATCAGGTATTTACTGGTCAGAAAGTTACAAGATAAGTCTTGACATTTTGTAAAATATTATATAATATACTTATATGATAGTAAGTATATTATTAACTTTAGTTGTATCAACTAGCTTCGCCATTATTGGGTATTTCACTGGTGGTGATATCTATATGTGGTTTTTTATCTCGTTTATTTGTCAATTTGTATTATTCTTTATAATTAATACTTTAACCAAGACGGTTGTACAGTTGCGTTTAAATGCATTAGAAGTTCAACGTTTAAATGTATTAGACGAAAATAGAATTCGAATTGAGTGTTCGGTGTGTAAAGATCCTAATGATGTGGTTATAAAAGTTGCTGAAGATAATGATTTTAGGTGTGAAAAATGTAAATCTCTTAATACTGTAAAGGTATCGATTTCTAATTTTCAGAAAACTGAAATATTTGATGGAGTGATTACAGAAGATTTAGTCAATCAACTTAAAACTGTAAAAAATGGATAAGAATCCCTCTAATATAATGCCAGAGGAGATTAAGTGTCTCCCACAAGATGATATATCATTATCAAATACCTTAAAATGGAAGAGTATGGGTAAATCTTTTTACAATATTTATTCAGAAACTAAAGAATTAGCTGGATATAAGGATTTAATTGAAGGACACCCTGAAAATATAGTACAATTTATTTTAAAATTATATTATGATGGTAAAACAATGGACCCTATCACTAAGAACATGTATGAGTGTATATGTAAGTTAGTTAAAACTATTGAAATGAACACGGGTCGGGTAGACAAACAAGAATATATTGCAAAAATGGATGCAATGATTGACTTTATTAAAGAACATGGAACTGAGTGATGATGAAATCGTAAAATGGGCTTGTTTATTCGAGTGTTTATATAATGTTAATAAACTATGTGATAAAAAGAACCTAAATCTTGAATATATTCTCAAGAAAAAGATAAAACCAAATATCATCCATGAATATGTGAATGATAGGTACCCAATAATGTGTAATCAGTTAGAATCAGGTGAATACGCTGGGGAATTTATTAATAAATTTTTATTTAATGATAAAGATTAATAATCACCGTATACATCATCGTTAGATTTAATGTTCTTATTATAGTCGAATATTATTTCACCTAGTTCATCAGCAGACTTATCATAAGTCTTTGTTATAGAACTTAATTCTGAACTACCTGTTTCAGCTATAACATGTTCACCATTATACATAACAGGTACACCATCATGGGTAACTATCCCACTAGCATATTGTCTTTCATCATCATTAATTTGATTAATAACTTGTTCTGGGTCCACGTTATTTTCATAACTATAATCATATCTTTTAGCCCATATCATCCAAGTGTAGTGTCCCATTAAAGGTATAGTTTGTTGAATATTCTGATCATCCCTGTGTGTAATCTCAAATATTTCTGCACCTCTCCCATTTGGTCGATTTGTTGAACCATATTCTGTTAATTTAATTAAATCTCCAGATTTTGGTTCACTTCCTTCTCCAAACACTGATTCGTATGATGAAATCGGTATAAAAGCTGTGATATCGCCTTGAGATTCGATCCCGTATTGATTTAGGATTATACTATCATCATTAAAAATAATATACATAATTAATTTTACTGGATCATCGAATGTTTTGGTTGTGTGTTCACCGTACATCATATCATGAGATGATAGTTCATAATTATTAACAATATAATCTACTTCGATACCATATTGTTCAGTTTGCTCAATAAAATATTGAGCAAATATTTCTCTTTCTTGTGCAGTTCTATCAGTATCTAAATATCTTAGATCCTCTGTAAAACTACAAGAATGGTCGTAAATTGGTTGGAAAAAGTTGCAAGACATTTGAATTATTTATTATTTAGCTTCTCTTGTGCTCGTTTAACTTTTTGTTCGAGAGTTTCTTCAAAGATTATAGTTACACCTTTTGTATATTGATTACCATCTACTATCTTTTTACCTCTTGGGTCAGCTATTCTATATTTTTTAGCTAATCTAATAGCTTCTGGTGTTCCTTGTTTAACTCGTATAATCCCGTTGATAGGTTTTACTGTATTCTTATTGGGATCAGTCTTATGACATTTAGCCATAATACCTTGACCACCTTTTTTTATCTTATCTTGACCAGTTAAACCAGCTTTATTACTCATATGTCGAGGTGTTGATAATTTACCTTTAAAAATGTTCTTAAAACTAGTTTTTTCTGAAGTTAAACGTGTCTTTAGGATAGAGTTTAGTTGATCAACCTCATTATGTGATAGTTTGTTATCATCACCTATTATGGATTTTATTTTTTTATACAAATCTAAATAGTAATAACGCTCTAATAGTTTAAAAACAACATTTCCAGGTAATCTAGTTTTTATACCATATTTTTTAATTTCTGAAGGTGTCATATCTTTAGAAAATGCTTGATCACGCATATCTCTAATTTGATCATATACTTCAGATAAATCAGATATGTTATTGTTTATTTGTCTTAGTTCGTTATTTAACTTTGATTTTAAACCAGATAGTTCTTCAGTTGGTATATCTTTTAAAATCTCATAATCGATCATATTTCGTCTCAATTCCTCGCTAAAATCTGAGAATTGGTCTACATAATCTTTAAAGTCATCCATATACTCATCGAGATTGATTGATTTTGACGAAGATCGTTTAATCCAGTTGTCACCATTCACATCATACATAGCTTCAGTGTTTTCTGGATTATATTTTTCTTTGGTTATATAATACTGAAATGGGTGAGGTACGCCTTTTATATATGTTTCATCAATTTCATCCCATATTGGTTTGAGTAGTATTTTCAGTTGATCTTCTGTATATAATCCAGAATTAACCTGAACGAAAATATCAATATCAGAATCTGTAGTATATTGTTTAGTTAAAATACTACCCTTAATGAAGAAATCTACGACTGAGATCTTTTTATTGATTAAATTCACATCATCTAATATTTTTTGACGAATTCTATCCTTTAATCTAGGTTTATCGCTTTTATATTCATCAAAAACGAATTTAGAGTAGTTCTCAAGAGATTGGTCAATTACTGATTCAAATATGTTCATTTTAAATATTTATAATTTTCTGAAAAATAGACAATAAAAAAACCTCTCCGAAGAGAGGTTTTAGTTAAGTTAGTATTTAATATAAATTAAGAACCTTTAGTGGTTTTATATTTAAGTTCGGTTGGTTTTTCACGTTTTACGAACTTATATTGTTTTTCTTCACCATCTTTGGTTTGTGAATCATAATCTAAATCACCAGTTTTTGTTGATGCTTTACCTGATTTTGATTTAGAGCGAACACTCTCAGCATCTGGTGCAGACTGTGTTTCAACAGCTTCTTCTTCGAGTTCTTCGATGTCAGATACATCTTCGTCACCGAAAGCGTCGAATTCTTCTTCACCATCTTCTTCACCCTCTTCGTCACCTTCAACTTGAGATAAGATGTCGCGAAGGACTTCAACTTGATCGCTTGTGAGCGTGATAGTTACTTCTTCGCCACCCTCTTCGGTATCTTCGATCTCATCGATATCACTCTCATAATCATCGATAATATCTTCTCCTTGGTCACCGAAAAGATTGTCATCTTCAACAGCTTCTTTATAAAGGCGCTCGAATTTTTGCATAAATGATGTTTTTTGATTTTTCATAAATAAATTTATTTGGTTTTAATTATTTATATTTGGAATCAATTTTTTTTTTTATAAATAATATAAATGGCTAAAATAAATTATAATAAGATAATTAAAAAGGTAAACGATACTTATATTGGTGATAAAGTCGTACCTTATATGGGTAATAATAGCTTACCTGACCCGAAGTCAACTTTTAAATATGATGTAGATAGAGTTAAGGTTATTAAAAAGTGTCATAGGGATATATTATTTTTTGCTGAAAATTTCTTTTATATTATATCAGCTGGTAAAAAACAAAAAATAGAATTAAGAGAATATCAAAAAACTGGTCTAGAACTTTTTCAAGATCATAATAAAACTATATTCAATACATCTAGGCAGATGGGTAAATCAACCTTGATGACAATATATGTTGTATGGATGGTAACTTTCTTTGAATATAGGAAAATATTAGTTGTGGCGAATAAAGCTGATACTGCAAAAGAGATATTAAGTCGTATTAAATTAGCTTATGAAGAATTACCTAATTGGTTAAAACCTAGTGTTGTATCTTGGAATAAACAATCTGTTGAATTTAAAAATGGATCTGACATTAAAATTTCAGCCACATCAGCTGATGCTGCACGTGGTATGTCATTGAACTGTTTAATTATTGATGAGGTTGCTCACATTGATGACCATGTTCTAGAAGAATTTTGGTCAGCTGTTTATCCAACTATATCAAATGACCCAAACGCTAGAATATTGATGGCATCTACACCCAATGGTGTTGGTAATCTATTTCATGAGTTATGGGAAAATTCTCAAAATGATGGAAGTGTATGGGGGTCGCTAGAAGTTCTATGGAATAGTATACCAGGTCGTGGTAAAGAATGGTCTGATGAAAAACGTAGAGATTTAGGTAACGAAAAGTTTGAGCAAGAGTATGAATGTAAGTTTCTTGAATCAGGTGGTTCGAATATACCAGAGGATTTATATAACGAATTAGCTGCTGAGTGTAGAAGATCACGGTTGGAGTTATCACAATTTGATGGTTATAGTATTTATACTGAACCTGATTTAGAAAATAAAATTTATGTTGCTGGTGTTGATATAGGTGAAGGTTGTGGGGCATGTAATTCAACTATTCAGGTATTAGATGTAACTGATATGACAAAAATTGAACAAGTTGCTGTTTATGCTAATAATGAAACTGGTCCAAATGAATTCGCTCGACAATTAAATGAAATCATGAAACATTGGGGTAAACCACCTCTAGCTATTGAACGTAATAATACAGGTGGTGGTACTGTTATCACGTTAATGGATAACGAGTATAATTACCCGTGTCTTGTTAATTTCGCATTTAAACAAGGTCGCATAGAATATGGTCATTTAAAGGGTGTAACTAGTTCTACAAATACGAAGTATTATGGTGTGATGAATATGTTTTACTTTTTAAAGACTCATCGAAGAATTAAATTAAGAGAATTAGATACTCTAAAGGAACTTAATACATTTGTTCGACATAAAAATGAAAGATGGGCTAAAAAGAGTTCATCATATAAAGATGATAGGGTTGATGCTTTAATATGGGCTTTAATCTGTGTACATGAGGCTGTTGTTACTCAATTCTTTACAGTTAATATGTGGGATGATAATAAAAAACCATTTGGTCTAGAACCTTTATATGACGTGTTTGGTAAATCTGATAATAGGTCTTTCGGTACAGAAGATAATAATTGGGGTATAGATAGTGTTATTATGCCAGTTGCTGGTAATATAGATCCAGCTATGCAAGATATGTTAGATGCTGGTTGGTTAACTCCTGAATTAGATCAACAAAGAGAATTTAAGAGTTATGAACCAAGCCCATATCAGTTTTTATAAATAATTAATATGAGTAATGTAGACACTAAATCTTTAATACAACCAGACCAATATGAAATAAACCAATCTATTCTTAATAAGAGTAGAGGTGATAAATTCATAATGGTTTTAAATTTACCTCAAGCTTTACGTAGTTTGAAATCATCTACACGTAGTAATACTAAAGTTGATTTTGATACACTACAGTTCACTATTAAGGGTTCACCTGTTCCAGATATAATAGTACCAGCTGTATTTTTACCATATGGTGGTCAAGAAATAAAGTTATCATCACATTCTAGGAAACCTTATGAAAGTGTTTTCATTGATTTTACCGTCGATAACTTATATAGAAATTGGTGGGTGATATATCAGTGGCTTGATTTATTAAATGATGAAAAATATTCATATTATAATCAGAACGATTTCGCTAAAGAAGAAGCATGGGAAGCTATGAAAGATTACACTGCTAATTTTACAATATATGGTCTTGATGAGTATAATAATAAAGTTATAAAATTTGATTATGAAGGTGCGTTCCCATTGTCTGTCGCTAGTCCTAAATATGATGATACAACCCCCAATGAAATAACCTCTAAATTTGAATTCGCTTTTTCATTCTTTACAGCTACGTTAGTATAGGTTGGTGATATAAAAAAACTTTCTTAAAATTTATAAATAATTAAAAACATTAATTTATAAATAATTAAAAACATTAATTTATAAATAATTAAAAACATTAATTTATAACAAAATATTATTATGGCACAACAATTAATTAATAGTCCTGGAGTACAAATCAATGAAGTTGATTTATCCCTTAGAGTCAACGCACCAAATGGTGTTGGTGTACTTGCTATGGGTTTCACGAGTTCTGGTCCAACTGATGAGGTTATCCAATTAACATCTATCGAAGAATACGAAGAAGTTTATGGTAAACCGACATCAGCTGCTGAAAGGTATTCTTATCATACGGCGCAAGCTTTGTTTGATTCTCCAGCTAATATATTTTTTTCAAGATTACCTTATGGTGCAGAAGCTGGTGGTATCTTTACTAAAGATACATATAGTGCATTAGTATACCCTGTAATTCCAGAATATACTAATGATACTACATATAGTGAAGTTTTAGCTGGAGTTGAACTTTCTTCTGACTCAGACATTAGTGATTTTTATCTCGCCGCTCCAACTCACGTTGAATTTGGTAGAGAAGACTATGAGAAATTAATTAATGATGAGCTCGACTGGAATGGTATGCTTGGTATTTCATCTGGTTATAGTAATTTTGATGATTTAGCATCAGCTGGTTTAATTGTTTTAAATAATGGTAAAAGTACTATAAATGAGCAATATGAGGGGTATTATTTAGGTATTTCTGATAATACAAATACTCAACCAGATTCAGATTTCCAAAGTATTATGGGTGTTAACTCAATAAATGATAGTGGGAGTAATACAGCATCGTTTATTGATCTACCAGAAGTTAGATTAGATTTTGAACTTTCATCATCATATTCTTCGAATATTGATAGTATTTCTGTAGCTATGGATAATGTCGCTACATATGATGTGATCGGTGATGAATTTGTTGATATGTTATCAATTGGTTTATTTAAATTGCGTAAAACACCATTTAATAACTCAGCTGTATCATTATCTTATGCTTTATCTGAATCATATTTTGGGTCATTTGATCCAGAACGTGAAATTCAAAATGTAAATGGTGGTTCAAATGTAAGCACATTCTTAGAAGATTTGGATGATGATAGTAATAATTTAGAGTTTTTTGTAAACCCTTATCTTCAGGATACATTTACTCTAGACTTATCAGCAAACCCTGAGTCAAAGATACGTGTTCTCACGGAAAGTGTAAAAACCGAAAGTGCAATGCTTTCATCAGAAACTAGTATATCATCATATGCTGATAAGTTGTTCCCATTAGGTGTGTATCAAGATACCGATTCAGCTGATAAAACTATTGGTGAAGTTTCTGAAAAAATTGATCGAGTACTTACGTTAACTGAAAATCCTGATCTATTTGAATTAGATGTTGTTGTTGAAGGTGGTTTAGGTACTATCTTCTGCTCGACTAAAGGTAATTCTTCGGATACTTATGATGAGACAGCTACTTGGGACTCTCTAAGTGGTTTGAGTGGTTCGCTTGATGGACCATTAGATGAAGATGAAACACAAGCTAATTATCAAACAATTTTCTCAAAATTTAATACATTCTGTGAAAAATCTAGAAAAGATTGTATTTTCATCGCTGACCCAATTAGGCAAATTTTTGTAACTGGGAAAAATTCGAGAGTTTTATCTCAAACTGTTGAAGATAATGGTAAATTAATACCTAAAACATTTAGTCAATATATTGATAAGTATCTTAAAAATCAATTTAGAGGTGCTAATAGTAGTTACTCTGTTGTTTATGGTAATTGGGTTAAAGTTTACGATTCGTCATCTAAGAAGCAAGTGTGGGTACCATACTCTGGTTTCGGTGCAGGTTTGATGGCTAATATGGATTATGTGTGGGAAGCTCCAGCTGGATTGACTAGAGGTATTAATAGTAATATTAATGATATCGCTATCTATCCAAAACAAAAAGAGCGTGATCAATTATATAAGAGTAGTATCAATCCTGTAACATTCTTCCCGAATGAGGGTTTCGTAACTTGGGGTCAAAAGACTATGCTTAAAAAACCTAGCGCTTTTGATAGAATTAACGTTAGACGTGCATTCTTATTCCTTGAAAAAGCGACAATGAAAACTAGTAAGTATTTCGTATTTGAACCAAATACTTTATTTACTAGAACACAGGTCACTAACGTACTCGAACCATTGTTTGAAAATGTTAAAAATAAAGATGGTATTAGAGATTATATTATCGTTTGTAACGAGAAAAATAATATCGATGAGGTTATTGAACAAAATCAATTAAAAATCGATATTTATATAAAACCAACCAAAATTGCAGAATTTATTTTAGTTGACTTTATAGCAACTCGACAAGATGCTAGTTTTCAAGAACTTATAGGGTAAAATAACCTAAAATAATTACCAAAAACCCACAGAAATGTGGGTTTTTTTTTGGCAAAAATAGTGAAATTAATAAATAATTAAAATGAGATTACCTAAAAATATAAAATCTAAAACGTTTACTAATAGATTATCTAAATCATATAGAAGTGTTAA